GATGCAGATATATGATGACAAAAAGCAAAGAATAGGAACGCTCACCGGATTCAGAGAGAGGACTATCGAAAAGACACTTGATTCCGGAGACAAAACACTGACATTTGAATATCCAGTCAACGGGGAATTGGCACACCTGCTGAAAGAGGAATACTACATACGGACAAAAGAGGATGAATTTGTCCTAAAAGCAGTTGAGACGGGGGAGCAGTTCAACAAATACACGGCAGCATTAAATGTTGAGGAATTAGAGGGACAGTCATTTCCGTATGGTTTTGCGTCGCAGGAACAGACCATCAGAGCGTGTCTTGAGTTTGCGTTTGACGGTACGGGATGGACGGTCGGAACTTGCACAGTGACAAAGAAAAGGACAATCGACATCGAGGAATCAACAACGGCGTGGGATGTCCTGCAATCCTGCCTCTCAACATATCGGTGCGAGTGTGAGATTGACAGTATAAAAAAGCAAATCAATATTTATGAGCAGATAGGCAGCGACAGAGGGTGCTATTTTGTGGAGGGGTTGAACCTCCGAAAACTGACGGCAACCTCTGACACATACGAGTTTTACACTCGAATTGTTCCGATAGGCAAGGACGGAATAACAATAGAGTGGTTGATTGGAAAAGAGTATCTTGAGAACTACCAGTATTCAAGCAAAGTCAAAACATACACATGGAAAGATGAAAGATACACGAACACAACCAGTCTCATGGAGGACGCAGAGGCGAAACTTGATGAACTCTCAAAGCCTTATAAAGTATATTCTGCGGATGTGGTTGACCTTGCAAAAGCAAATCCGGAATATAAGAGCATCCTCGATTATGGAATCGGAGACACGGTCAGAATGGTGTCAAAGCATCCGAGGACGCAGGAGAAACAGAGGATTGTCAAGATTATGGAATATCCGGAGGACCCGGAAAAAAATACGGTTGAGTTATCAAACACGACAAAAACATTTGCAGAAGTGCAAAAAACAGAGACGGAACTTGCAAAACAAGAAGCTATTTCGATAGCAAACAGTACTACACAAAAAACGTTAAAAGATAATTACTATGACAAAACGGAAGTAGAAAGTCATATTACAGCATCAGAGCAAAGGATTTCTTTAGGAGTATCACAAACATACGCTACCCAAAAAAGCGTGGAGGAAAATTATACTTCGGCAGTCAAGGCGGGGCAGGATGCAGCAGATGCAGCAGAAAAGGCGGCCAACGACGCGACAGATGAAAAACTGACGAATTATTCCACGACAGAGGAAATGAAGTCAGCGATAGAAATGACAGAAAAAAGTATCAGCCTGTCTGTATCACAAACATACGCTACCCAAAAAAGCGTGGAGGAAAATTATACTTCGGCAGTCAAGGCGGGGCAGGATGCAGCAGATGCAGCAGAAAAGGCGGCCAACGACGCGACAGATGAAAAACTGACGGAATATTCCACGACAGAGGAAATGAAAGCAGCGATTAAAGTTGTGGCCGAAGAAATAGAGATGAAAGTTTCAGAGGATGACGTTGAAAGTATTATCTCACAAAAGGCAGATTCAATAAGACTAAAAGCAGACAAAATAGCGTGGGAAAGTGAATACAGTTCAATGACGGAAGATGGGAAACTGTCATGCAGTTCGGCAGAAATAAACGGCACATTTCAGACAAAACAAAATTATGGTGGAAGCTACAAACTGACAAGATTGAATTTGGGAGTGTTAGAGGGATATTACGGAGAAACGCAGACAGGTCTCCTTGACATGTCGGCAGTATACAAGGACGGAATGAGGCACGCATCCCTAAAAGGATTTGACTATTTACACTTACAAGCAGGAGAAAAAATACTGGTAGAGCAGTTAACTAATTTTTCACAAGGCATTGAAACGACGAAAGTTGACGCATCAATATTCACAGGAGGAACGTTTACTGGAAACGTGACTTTTGAAAAGGATAACAACGTCGATTTCGAAGAACCGCCAAGACTATACAACTTAGAACATGTATCATCGGGGGGACATGTAGTTCTGGCAGAAGATGGAATGACAATGGCCTATCTTGCATCGTCATCAAAACGATATAAAAACCATATTTCATATGTTGAAAATCAAGATGCGGAAAAAATCTTGAGTATTCCTGTTGTATGGTTCGAATACAAAGAAGGATATTTGACAAAAAAAGACAAAATGTATAAAAATCCTATTCCCGGATTTTATGCGGAGGATGTTGCTAAACAAATGAAAGAGTTGGCGCGGTTTGACGCAGAAGGAAAACCAGAAGATTGGAATTATAGAACTATAATTCCGCTGATTGTTAAAATGATTCAGATACATGATGAAAAGCTGAAAGGATTATCACAATGAGTTCACTGGGGATTATTCTGGAACAGACAAGAGAACAAATAAAAGATACTGTAAATATGATTTTTTTAAATAAGGGAATACCGGCATATCTAAGAGAGGGGATAATTCTCGAATTATTATCAGATGTTAGAGAGCAGAAAAACAAAGAATTAATGATTGAATACAATGAAGAAATAAGAAAAATGAAAGAGAATTATGCCGCAAAGGACATTGGAACGACTCAAACGGAGGCAAAAAGCCGAGAGGAGGTGAAAGGAAATGACAGCGTTAACGAAATTGACAACACGAATCAACCTTGAAATGTCCGGAGATACAAAAAGATATATGGTATCTGCAAAGCAGGGAGACAAAGCGACACGGTACGTCATTGCAAAACTGTTGAATGATGGTGTTGAGTACACTATCCCGACAGGAGCAAGAGTGACGATGAATGTAACAAAGCCGGATGGGAAACACGTATATAACACTTGCACATACACAGATTCGGAGGTCACGGTCGAATTAACAAATCAGACGCTTGCGGCATCTGGAACGGCGTATTGCGACATTGAAGTCCGGACAAGCGATGACACGCAACTCATAACGTCCGCATCGTTCACGATTGAAATTGAGGAATCGCAGAGGAGTGACGATGCGATTTTATCTGCAAATGAGTTCACGGAGTTGGAGGACCGGATTGCCGGACACATTAAAAGCCTCAATGATACAGAGAAGGCAGTTGAAAAAGCAGAATCGGCAAGGGCCAAAGCGGAATCCACAAGAGTGACGGCAGAAAATGAGCGTGTGGCAGCGGAGAACGGGCGAAATCAGAATGAAAACACAAGAATCCAACAGGAGAACACAAGGCAGGAAAACACCGCTCAAGCGGTCAAAAATGCAGACACAGCGACAGAGGCAGCGGTCAAGGCGACGAAAACGTGTGAGGATGTCACGGAGCGGGCAGAAAAGGCGTTGCAGAACCAAGAACAACTTGAGGCAACACTGAACACGGCAACGCAAATCAAGCAGGATGTATCGCAGATGCAGTCGGCGGTTCAAAAGGCAAAAGAGGAGGTCGAGCAGGACAAGGAACAGATTGAGGAAACGATTCAAAATTCCTTGCTTGCATCAGCGGAGCAGATTCTTGAGAGTGTGCAGAGTTATTTTGAACGGGCAGAGGCACTCTATAACAGTATGTATTTTGATTGCGACGGAGAGACACCGTCACTTAGAGCAATGTCGCCTATATTCATAGATGGTGCGACACCTGCCGTCCGGAATACGGATGAGGGCGTTGATTTCGACGGAGGAACGCCGACATCAAGACAGTTAGCATCATAATTCCACGATGATGGAAAGAAACACGAGAACAGACACAAAACCGTGATTTTGTGATATATTTTGCAATCACGGAGCAAAGGAGGATTGAGGAAATGGCAGCAATCAGACCATGCACCGGAACAACGGCAATGTGGCAGGCGGTGAACGACACTTTGATTCTGAAAGAGAGAGAAATCGGAGTTGAGATTGACACCGACGGTCACGCACTTATAAGACAAGGGGATGGTGTAAACAAATTTTTTGACCTGCCTATTATTGTGAACAACGCACGATATGAGGAGATTTTGACATTAACGCAGGGTTATATGAACACGGTCAACAATTTCTCACAGAACATGACGGAGGCAGCAAACGCAGCGAATAAGGCGGCGACCTCCGCAAACACGGCAGCAGACGCAGCAAACGCCGGAGCAACAGCGTGTCAAGGCATTGTGAATGGTCAAAACACGATGATTGACACGGTAACGAACAAATCATGTGTCCTTTCCATTGAGGACGGCATTATCACAGTAAGGGAGGCTTAAAAAATGGCAAGTGGAGATTTAATCGCACAGGTAGCAGACAAAGACACACTCGACCGCACCTATGCAAATACAAATGCAATACTGGCAGCAGTTGGGGAAGACGTCAGAGTGAAAAGCATCGTGAGATACGGTATGAAAATCAATAAGAGCGACAGCAATCCGACGACACGATGCACTTATCTGTTTGACGCAGTAGGAATGACACCT